GCTAATCTTGAATCTTTGGTCATGTGGTCTTTCTATATTTTTTAACTTTACTTGCAATCTTTTTCGGTTGCTTCACAAACTGTTTGCCCTTTTTTGTTCCTTGGCGTTTTGCTTTTGTCGTTGCCGCATACTCCGCAGATGTCAGAGCCTTGATTGCTTTCTCTGGCAAATAACGTTCTCCAGTATCTGCAGATTTTTTCCCAGACTTTGTCTTCCATTTTTGATCTCCCCATGACTTAAGACTTCTTTGTGATTTCTTTAAAGCCATTAATTTTTATAACCTCCGCCTTTAGCTTTATAAGCTTTAGCTAACATCTGTGCCTTACGTGCAGACCATTGTCCTGAGCTGCCACCTTTAGATCCAGATTTAATTCTGCTGAATAAAGTTTTACGCATACCAGGTTTAGTATAGTTACCTGCTTCATTTACTTTTGATTTCTTTGCTGGTTTTCTTTTTGTAGTCATACTTGTTTGTGCCCTTGTTATCATACTATTCCTTTATTATCTTGTCACAATGTTTTGCTCCGGTAGAGTCTGTTTTCATTAAACACTTTTCAACACTGCATGTATACTTATTTGTTTTACCTGCATTTCTTTCAGCAAATCTTTTTGATCCTAAACAAGTACTTAAATTATCTTGGTGATACCAACCTTCTATTTGTCGTTCGCTTCCACTGTGAGTCCATAAACTTAATAATACTACTACTTCAATTAGTCCCATTGTATTTATCCTCCACGTCTATTAATCTATCTTCGTGAAATTCTATAGTCATAGCGTTCTTTTTAATGTTAGGTATTTCTTCTTCAATTTTTTCTTGAATCTTTTCTACATTGCCAGATAAATATTCTACCAGCATATATAGTTCTTGAATCTGTGGAGAAACCATATCTCCTTTAGGCACACCTTCTATGAATTCATTGGCAGCTTCTATATCTTTTTCAATTAGTTGTAGTTGTGTTTCAATAGAATTTAATCTTTCAATAACACCAAATGCAAACCAAGCACCTACAGTAACTGCAGCGATAATAGAAATTAAATTTCTAGCTGGCATACTGATTGCGGTATTTTCTGATATCTTCATTTATACTTCCTGTAAAACTATAGTTTCACCCTGACAATAAAATTCAAAGCTTGTTAAAGTATTACCATCTTCATTTCTAAATCGTTCTAATAAACTGTCCACTAAAGCAACTTTGTTAGTACTTAAAAAAAGATGACAGGTTCTATCATCATCAAATGAATGCTCTTGCCATTTGGTAAGTTTAGATTCGTTTAATCCAGCGTATGTTAACATTACTGTTAAATACCAAATCATTAGATGTTGCCACTAATCTTAATTGCACTAGCGCCTGTTTGTGCTGCAACGTCCATAGCTTTTTCAACTAGCTCTTGTTTCATTTCACTTTCTTTATTCATTTGATCCATCATGATTTTATCTTTACGTAATTCACGATCTTCATCTGTATTCTCATCTTTAATAATTGTCTGTGCTTCTTCTAAGGCCATTTGATCTTCATGAATTTTTAAATCATTCATCATTTTTTGTGCACGTAAAGCTAGATCTTTTTCTTGTAATTCAATTTGTGGATCTTTCTTTTCACCTGCCATGATCTTAGCTTTTTCTTCATCAAGTTGTAATACTTTGTCCGAAGCTTCTGCTGACATCATTGCTATTTGATTTTCTAACTCAGGTGGTAGTTGTTGTGCTGGCATTTGACCAGGTTGTCCAGGTTGTCCAGGCTGACCAGGTTGCGGTTCAGGTGGAGGAGACATAATAATTTGTTGCATCTGCGGATCTGGAATCATCTGCGCCATTTCTTGTCTATACTTCATAGATAGATGTTCTTGAATGTGTGCCATTAATATCTGTGCCATTTGCCTATTTTCATTGTATGCTGGATTCTGTAACATAGTTCCATGTACAATAATATGTGCATCATGGTTTTGATCCATTCTAGCTTTCAAAGGCATTCCTTTCATAGCCATCATGTTTTCAGTAATAGGATCGCCAGTGAACGGTGGTTGTGATTGAGCTAAATATCTTTTAGGATCTTCAACTCCCATAGCAGAAAATAGTTCTTGACTAATTAATTGCATATTATATTGTGCAGGATTCTGTTGTGCGATAGACATAATTGCATTTATCTTTGCAATACGATGTGCTTCAGTTGGCATGTTGGGATCTGATACAGGTATTACATCAATACTTTTTAAATTAAAGTCTTGACTAAATACTTGTTGTGCCCCACCTGCTACTTCATAAGGATAAGACTCTGGTAAATATTCCTGGTCTAGTCTACAAAGTATTCTTAAATCTTTAGTCTGAGCTTCGTGCATACGTTTATGTACAGCAGCAAATAGTTTACTAGATTGTTCTAGTAAAGCCATAGTGGTTCCGACTGGTCCGTAGTTGCTTCCAGATTCTACTACATTATCTGTAGCGTCTGCAAACTCACGAGCGGCATTGGTAACATATTGCATTAAATTAAATAATGTTTGCGATGGTTCTTTAAATGGCAAAGGTTGTAGAGACTTTCCAAGATCACCAGCCGGACTATTTACTTCACGCCATTCACCAGGGGCAATAGGTTCATCGGGTGCTAAGACACGTAATCCGTGAGCCTTGAATCCTCCTGGTAAATTTGCGAATGTTCCAGCGTCAATAAGCTGTCGCATTGATGAAGTTGCGGTTTTTGTTAAACCACCAATTAAATGTAAATAACCATAACCATAAAAACCTAAACCAGGTATCATAGTGTAATGTGTAAAATATAATTTCTTTTTCTTAAATGGATCTTCTTCATCCCAGTTTCTTCTGATAGATAAAACTTTTTGATCCGCAGTCATGTATACAATATACGGAAGATTTATACCAGACTCATCTTCAAAACCTGGAACATCTGCCTCAACGTGCATTTCTAAAATCTCTACTCTGTCATTGTTATTACCAGGCTTGCTTAACCCAACAGCTTCGTTTGCTGCATCTACTGCACCTGACTCTGATATTTCTGCGTCTTCTGAAAAGTCTACATCTTTTGCAAACAATCCAGCAATTTGTAATTTTTTAATTTGATTTGTTGATAATGTATATTTGTGTGTGAAACGTTCTGCAGTTTCTAAATTAGATGCATAGTAGTCTACATAAAAATCTTGAGCTTTAACATATTCAGTACGAGGTCTGTTGGAAGTTGCATCCCAATAAGTTTTTTTGAATGCTGAACCATACAAAGCTACATGAAATAATAAACGATCAAGCTCAGGACCATACTCTGGCATTTGAACTTGAGTTTGCCAATTCATAAAATCTCGAACACGATTAGCTTGTTGTAATTTTTGTTCAGACTGCACACCCATAATACGAGTACGTACCGGGCCTTCAGTTGGAAATAATTCTTTAAATGCTTTGGCTTGAAACTTAACTACTGATTGTGCAAGTACTGGATGGGTAGATCCACAGGCACCAGGAAACGGTTGACTAGAATCGTCGTAAGATAATCCTAATAAATTAACACCGTCTTCTGCAATCTCATCATATTCACCACGAGCTTCTTTATCAGTTTGATAACCCTCAAACATATCATCAGCAAATTCAGAGATATCATTTTCATCCATGAATTCAACTAGGTTGGCATCATGCTCTGTTGCCATTGGCATCATCATGTCATCCATAAGCCCCATAGCTTCGGCTTCAGCCATAGCTTGATCATCTTGCAAGGTTACTTCTGCATTGCCTGCTTCGTCTAATTGTATATCTTCATCAGTTGGTATTTGAACTGTGGGTGTTTCCAAATCTGGAGTAATAACTTTTTCGATTGCCATTTTATTTCCTTAATGTCTCCTTATTAATAGTATGCTCTACGGTTTCTATTATAAATACTTTCTTCCGCTTTGTCAAGCCACGTGTCATCTTTGTGTGTGACGTAACCACCGTTACGAATCCAGAGCAAGGCTTGAGTTAGGGTATCCATGTAGTCATCATGTGCCCCTGCTGGAAAAGTTCTTGCTTCATCCATAACTTCTTTAGCCCATGCCTTTGAGAAGGGGGCATAAATTCTGCCGTTATGAAACAATGAAGTGATAGCATACGTTCGAGCTATCTTATCTCGGTCAGGTTGGTAGTCTTGGATAGGAATACCAGTCATGCGTAGATCTTGAATAAGAGATTGACCAGATGCTTTCTTCTCAATGAGCACTGTGTCTGGATCGTGCTCTTCAAACTTAGAAACTACCTTCTCACGTAAGGTAGGGAAGTCCCATCGACCTCTTTCTGCCCCCAATAGAATAACATTGGGCATATCAAAGCCTGAATTAAAGATTCCCCACGTAGTACAAGCAGAATAATCGGCTGTAGTACGGGTAGAGAACGCAGTATCCCACGATTGTATGATATAATCACACTCAGGTGGGGTAGGTTTGTCCCATTCCTGCCACCATTTGTCTTTAATGATGCCACCTTCTTCATTTGTGGGTGCTTGCATGTACAATGCATCAAATTTAAAGGGCGGGGTGTTGTTTTTGGTACGAATAAGCTCTTCAGTAGTCCAACAGAACCCATCTTTCTGGTCAGATGCAGGCCAAAAGGACTCACCACGCTTGACTTTAGGGTATTCTTCTGTTAAATAGCCTTGATCTATGAGATCTTGCCTACCTTTTTTAAGTTTTTTAGCAGATTCTGTGGTATTTAGGGCAGGAATACTGACCACAGACCACTTATCTGCCATAACTCCGCTGTCTTCTGCCTTCAAAAGGTGACCAGCTAGGTCATTTTCATGCCATCTAGTCATCACAATAACGATTTTACCACCAGGCATAAGCCTTGTACGTAGTCCTGAGGCGTACCAGTTATTCAAATGTTCTCTTCGAGTCTTTGAATAAGCGTCTTGCTCAGAGATAGGGTCATCAATTATAGCTAGATGGGCACCAAAACCTGCAATACCAGAACCAGAACCAGCTGCGAGAAACGAACCGGCTTGATTCTTGTTGTGTTCTAATGCCCAACTGTTTGCCGAGCGATTATCTTTACGAATATTTATCTTAGGAAAGATCGTTTGATATGCAATTGAAGTTATGATATCACGAATTGATCTACCGAAACGAGTTGCAAGGTCATCACTGTGGGACACAGCGATCTCTTGCCAATATGGATTACGACCTAAAGCCCAGGCCGGAAAGTATGTAGAAGTAATTAAAGATTTAGAAGCACGAGGAGAAATAAAGATCATGAGACGATCAATATCATTTTTCTCAAGTCTCATTAGCTCATCACACAAGACTCGGTGATGCGGCCCTACACTAAAGCTAGGATTCATTAGCATAATAAACGCAAGCAAATCATCACGTGCGGCTAGTATGGCTAGTCTGGTTGCGGCGTCTCTATCTTCTTTCGACAATGACATATGCATGGTGCCCCCATAAAGCTAACTCTTTTGAAAAATTAGTTAATGGTTTGTATGGATCGTATTTTTCTAATCCAGGTGTTAACATTTTACCTTTGTGTCTCATAAGTACTCCTATACTTTTGGTTTAGTTTTGCCGGTCTTTGGATCACATCCCAACTCTTCCCAAAACTCATCTAGAGGATTGGGCGGCTCTTCTTTAGGGGGAGGGGGTTTTTGTTTAGCCAAATAAATTTAATTATT